ACGGTTCCAGTCATCTAGAAGTAGGATACCACCTTTCTTTTTATCTGAAATCCATTCTGGTGCGGCGTAAGACATTCTTTTCTTACCAGTCATGAAATAGTTCTGACCTAAATATTGATTTACTGCCATCTCATCTATCCATGCTACTTGAAACTGTTGACCGTTAGCAGTAGTAGCTAGGTTCTCATTTCTAGAAACACTGCGAGCTGCGGCAGTACTAAAAGCAAGAGCTTCTTTCTTATCTACTTGTTTTGCAACCTGAAACTGACGAACAGGGAAACCCACTAAGTCACCAAGCTCTTCGATCTGTGCAAGATTAAGTTTTACAAAATCAAGATTTAGTTCGTTTGCTAGTTCAATAATAGTAGATGTTTTACCTATACCTGAATCACCTACAACTTCAACTGCTGCAGGGATTTTACCGTTCTCTTGAAGAAAGCGGTTATTATTAATTACGTGAGTTAATGTACTTTTTAACTCTGTGATGTTTAGACTTACTTGTGCCATTTTAATTAAGCTTAATTGTTAAACCTGGTAGATGATTAGTTTCATGGGATACACTCGATAGTACCCATAATAACTTTTTAGGAGGATCCTTTGGAGGAGGAGCTTCACCATCTGTTAAATAAATCAGATTTGTGTACTTACCTTTATTTTCATTGTAATGGTTGATGACGGGCTGAAAATCAGTGCCGCCTCTTCCTTTTACTTGAAAATCTTTATTACTATTATACTTCTCAATACTTGCAATTTTTGTATCACACTGAATAACAGTTACTTCATTGCCAGTTTTACTAATATGATATATTTCATTCATAAACTCTTTAAGCTCATCCGTACTAACAGATCCAGAGGTATCTATACCAACTAGAACATGATTTTTACGTTTGATTTTTAGTCCAGGATTTTCAATATATCTCTTATTATACTTTCGGCGCAGCTTCTTTGTATATGTTATGCTGCTGTTTCCTACGAAACGTCTGAGATATGCTCGCCAGTTAAACTTTTCTGGTTCAGGGTTAAACAATCTGTTTATTAATTCAGATAACTCACCAGGGATGGTACCTCTACCTTTCTTTTGAACTTCGGTAGCAGCTTCTTTAAGCTGATGCTGTACTTGCTTTTCAATAAGTTTTTTCTCTGCCTCATCTAAATCGTTAAAGTCAGACCAAGTAGAGTGATCATAAGGTGAGTCTCCTTCTTCCATTTCTTTTGTAAGATTTTGTAGTGTAGGAGAAGAGTTATCTTGCTGGGCCTGCTGTAATAACTTATAGTATTCAGAAGTACCAGCTTTTAAAGGTAATTTTAACTCTGGAAAAGTTTGGGGTAGTAAAGCACCATCAGGTAACTGATGTGGCTTGATGTATTGATTGATCTCAATATCTGCTGCAATATTAAAGAGCTTGTGATCATGAAACTTATCACGCAGTGTCATGTGACCAAAAGATACATGTAGTAATTCGTGTTTAAGTAAACCCATTCTATGATCTTTACCGAGGTTACCCCAGAAATCTTCATTAATAGATAACTTAACACCAATCTTGTTTTTGCTTACGCCTGCGGTTGGAATGTTGTTATTCCATTCACGATGGATACCAATTAAAAAGAGCCCGTAAAAGGGCTCTTCTAACATCATATCTTTAACCGACTTCGAAAGTGATTCATTATTGTTCATCTTCATTTAGAATTATAATTTTTACACCCGGAGATTCTTTGTTGTATTCATATGGTATGATTACAGGTAAGATAAAATCACAGTTATCATCTTCTATCCAGCCGTTCTTAACCATCTCATCCTGAATAGTTTGCAGAGGGTTAATGTAATCAAACTTATGACGAGTACCTCTAATAAATTGAAAAGCAATCAGATACGGTGCTTTATGTTTAGAGAGTTCCTCAACAAATTCATCTTTTAGATTGGTCCAATACTCTTTAGTATCTTCCCTGTACTTCATAGTAGACTTACTGGCGATAAAATATTTACCAGTCCAGCGTCTACTGTTTTTACTTGAAGGTACATTACCGGGTATAAACCATTCTTTCATCTTACATATTTAATTAAAGTACTCTCTAGTACAGGTATCATTTGCTTCTTAACTTCCTTAATACCGTGGGTTACGATTGCGTCTGCTACATCTTTCTCTAATGGAAAGAATGTACCAGGTATATTATAAATCTGCTCATACTTCTGAATACTGCGTCTACCAGCATCATCATTGTCAAACAAAGTTATAATTTTTTCGTAACGCTCTTTAAATAAGTTAATTAAGCTAGCTTTTATGATACTGTTCTCACTATCAGGAGCTATTACTTCTGTATTAAAACCAAGTAGTTTAAAGCATAGAGCGTCTTTCAGTGAAGAACAGATAACTAAATATGGTTTATCATATTTGAGTTGATCTAGTCCCTGAAGATAATCTTTTACTTTAATAAACTTCTTCTTTTTAATCTTAGGCGAATACACCTTGTATAAAGTACCATCCGATTTAAAGTAACCGTACATAGTATCATGTGATATTATTAAGCTATCATCATTCTTAGACATTACATACCTTTTTAGAGGTTTGATGTTATACTCTTCTAGCAGTTTAGAACCAATACCATAAGGCATCCAGTATTCTGCATCGTTTGTATACCATTGACGTAATGTATAATCAGTAACTCTATATCTACTACCAGATTTGAAGTCTTGTATTTTGAATTCTCCTTTGGTTATAACAAATTCGTTATAGTCAGATATAATCTTAGCTATAGCTCTTGTATCATCTAGAGAATGCATCTCCTTAACAAGTTCTACTATATTACCACCCTTACCACTACTGAAACATTTAAATCTATACTCGTTCTTACTTTCATTAAGATATATATGCATTGACGGCGTCTTCTCTTTATTGAAAACGGAATGCATCTTAACACTCTGACCTGTAAGTACTTCAGTTAATTTTAAATAATACTGAAATCCCCAAGCAGAGGGTATATCTTTTAACCGTACTGTTAAATGTTTGGTAGATATCATAGTATAAAAAAAGAGGGGAGCTATTAACTCCCCTCTAAATTATTAGACATCTAGTCCTGATTCAGGAGAAAAGCTATTGATTGGTTCCCGTGCAGCTTTTTTGTTTGCAACGATGTGATCGTTAGAATCAAATGTAAGAATTTTATCTGATTCTAAACTACCAAACGGATAAGCTCCTTTTTGAGGTTTAGGTAAGAATAAATCATAGTTAGTGTAACCGTCTTTATTTTCCCACTCTTTACCTCCAATACAGAATTGTAAGAAAGCAGTAGGACAAAGAGCAGCAGAAGCACTATCTACAAAAGCTTCTAGTGTTTCTTCTTCTACACTATCAAGAACTTCACGAGCATCTAGGTTCTGTGCAAGAATTGCTAGTGCTTGAAGAATCTTTTCTACCATATCAATCTTAGTACCGCTATCTAGTGTAGCGTTTTTAAATGAATAGTAGCTATACTTAACTCTACCAATCTGGCCTTGGTAAGGATTACCATCAGGATCAGTCCAACCTTTAAATTCAGGATCATTTACAGGTGCCGTTTCTACATCAAGCATCAAGAAGTATTCTTTATCAGGAGTCTGATAACGAGGTTCTTCCAAATAAATGCGATTGATTTTAAGTTGGTGGTTACCTGGTTTAATAACTGGTGCTACTTTATTTGAAGCACTGCTGGTTTCGATTGATTTTGTATTCAACATGACTATTTAAATTTAAATTATTCGTTTTCGTAAGAGATGATGGCCTCTTTTACCATTTGTAAATCATTAGGGATAGTATCTGCTTCAAACATTCCCATTGGTGCTTTGCATGTATTTTCACCGTTGTTACGAGTTTCAAATACATACTGGATTTCTCCTTCAGCGTCTTTGCTTACTCTTGCATATAGAACAATAGAGAACAATCCTTCTAATGTAAGGGCGTTATCGATCATTTTACCTACAGTTTTAGCTTTTACTCTGCGGCCTCCAGCAGCATCAGTAAAGTCTTCTGAATGAGTTAGAAAGAATACATATTGATCGTCTCTCATATCTTTAGGAAACCTTGCTATAGTTGCAAGATTAGTTGCGATATCAGTAAACTTATCATAACCTCTTTCATTTGCTCTATCAAAATACTCGAAGGCAGACATATATTGAAGATCATCTATAACAATGTTCTTAATATCAGGTCTGTTCTCACTGATTTCTTGCAAACACCATAAAATACTCTTAGCTGTGTGAGCTTTAGACATATTACCAGTAGTAATATCTCTGCTACTCAACGGCTGATACTTACTTTTCCATCCTTTAAACGGTAAGGGTTTGTTAGCGATATTGATAACAAACGTTTCCGCAGGATCTAAATTTCTCATACTGCTTGACTTACCACTACCGGAGTCAGCAATAACTAATACAGATTGTGCCATTTATTTACTCTTGTTTACTTCACGAATTAACTTATTCAACCACTCTCTCTGGCTAACTGGTTGTTGCCATAGTATTGCAGCTAAATCTCTTACTGACATTTGATTAAACATCAAGTCCTCATCGAAATCCATTAAGAAGTTAGAATCAAACAATTCTGTCTGATTTGTTTTTTTATTCTGTTTAAGAATCTGACTAGGGTTCTGTTGAGGTTGACTAGTATCAACCTTATTTAGTAGATTAATCGGTACCAGATAAGTGTACTCTTTAATCTTCTCTATGTATGTATTTTTAGCATACTCTTCCTCCCAAAAAGGGTTGTGTTTCAGGTAGTAAAGTTCTCTACCTTCACTAATAGGTACAAGTTGGTCGGTAGTAAATTCTAAATAAATACCGTCTTCATTGTTAAGTTCACTTGGAAAGCAGCTAATTACTTCTTCATTAGCGCTCTTTGAAAAAAACTTCACTTTACCTTTAAACTGATTCTTTCTGGCACTTACAGAGTCTAGATACTCTGCATGCTTTGAAATCAGCTCTTCCATTTTTCTTGATCTCTCTTCTCTGGATAAACTCATTTTGTTTTTACTTGTTTAGTGGACAGTGTTGTAGTAGGTGGATTAGGTACAGTATTATCTGTAGCTTCTGGTGCATCATAGAAATCTTTATCTACATACATTTCCATCTGATTCCAGAAAGCTTTAAAAAATATCATACCTAAAGAACCTGTACGATTTTTTACAATATGCCAGACAACTGTTGCTTCCTCTTTAGTTTCTTTTGGAATAAAGAACTTCTCAGGTCCATAGAAATCAATATGAGATAAGCGGGGTCTGTTAAAACAAACAACAAAGTGGGCGTGTTGCTGAAAAGCATCAGCACCAAATATGTCATTTGCTGTAGGATAGTTACCAATTTTACCTGGTTCCATCCTAGAAGTTTCCTCAATACCTCTGTTCATTTGAGATAATACAATAAATAGTATATCTCCGATAGTACTGTCTGTATTGAGTCTTGTAATCATCTCACAAAGTGCATATGCTTTATCCAATTTGTTTTGACGATTATCATTTTGTACCAAATCACTGTGATCAATTGCAATAAGAAGTTTCTCTTTAGGATACTGTTTCCTATATGCTAGAATTACTTTCTTAATATGACTTACTGTACCTGAAGTTGTTACTAGGTTCCAGGGTCTATTACCCACATATTCAATACGTTGTTTAATCTTATGAATCTCCTCATCGCTGAGTTTATCATGATCATCTACTTTATAACTAAGAAGTTT